TAAGATTGGCTCATCAGGCGGCTATGCTAATATTGGCTCATCAGGCGGCTATGCTAATATTGGCTCATCAGGCGGCTCTGCTAATATTGGCTCATCAGGCAACTCTGCTAAGATTGGCTCATCAGGCAACTCTGCTAAGATTGGCTCATCAGGCGACTATGCTAAGATTGGCTCATCAGGCAACTATGCTAATATTGGCTCATCAGGCGGCTATGCTAATATTGGCTCATCAGGCGGCTATGCTAAGATTGGCTCATCAGGCGACTATGCTAAGATTGGCTCATCAGGCGACTATGCTAAGATTGATAGCACTGGAGAAGATTCTGTCATCATGTGCGCTGGTAACAACTCTATGGCAAAAGCGAAAGCAGGTTCATGGATAACACTATCAGAATGGGAATGGAACAATAAGAAAAGTCGCTATATACCGACGTGCGTTAAAACAGAGTACGTTGATGGCGAAAACATCAAGGCTGATACTTGGTATCGACTTAAAAACGGAAAGTTTGTAGAGGTAGAAGATTATTAACCATCCTGCAAAGGATATAAATAGATAGTAATATATGAGTTTTGAAGTTCCTAAATATCGTTTGCTGGCTTTATTAAAAGCCGAGAAAAAACTTGGACTATTAGAGGATTATGGAGTTGACGACTGGGATTGGTATGAAGATGCAATAAATGATACATTTAATGATGGCAAAGATGCCGTTAATAATCTTTCATATAATGAACTCCTTCGTGAGTTTAAGGAAATAGAGTAACTAACCACCCTCTCCTGTAAAATGGAGAGGGTAAAAAGAAGATAATATGGCAAAAATGAATGTAACAGAAAAGGACTTTGAAGCTTTCTTTCAAGCAACAGAATCCCTTATGGCTATGTCTGGTACTTTGGATGGTGCCTTCGATGAAGAAGCTCATGCTATAAACAGGCAGTTCAAAAATTTCAAGCGAAGATACTTAAAGGCAAAGGAGGATAAGCAATGAGTAAAGAAAAAGCGATAATTCATATCAATAATGTTTCTAAGATGTTAGGAACTAAAAGAATAAAAATAAGTGAAGGTATGGCCAAGCATATACAAAATGAGTTATGCTTAGCTAAAAAAGAGTTGGAGGATTGATATGACAATAGAAGATATAATTAACGAAGAGTGTGTAGCCTTTGAAACTGATGAGTCTATGGATAATATCCAATCTGCTGAGTACTTCAAGGAGAATATCCTACCAAATGAGGTAGAGATTATACACGATGATGGTAACTATTTTGAGGTTTCCGTTAATGGTAAATCCTATAGTTGTGATGTATATGGCAATGGTGATTTTTATCACTCTATTGCCGAGTTTAAACTATTGGAGGATTGATTATGACAAGAGAAGAATTAATAGACGCTATGCCTATAATAAAGGCATTTGTTTATGGTAAGGTTGTGCAGTATAAAGACTTAGACCATAAATGGAAAGACTTAGAGGTAAATGACCTTGACTTAGATGATTTTGTTAAGTCAGCTTGGCGCATCAAGCCAGAGTCAAAGTGCCGTCCATTTAAGAACGCAGATGAATGCTGGCAGGAGATGCTGAAGCATCAACCGTTTGGGTGGGTGAAAGATAAGAAAGATGTGCATCATCGTGTCTTAATTACTGCCGTCGATGATGATACATGCGGAATGTCATTAAATGGAAATGCCGCATGGTCTTTATCTGGAATTATGGATTTATTCACCTTTGTCGATGGTACTCCATTCGGCGTAAAAGTGGAGGAATAGTTATGGAAATTAATGAAAAAATAGATGAAATAATTCAACAAGCAAAAGAAGAAGGAGCTTATATGGAAGATTTTGACGCATTTGAACAAGAGGTATATGACCAAGGTTTTCATAATGCAATTGATTTCATGCTGTGGAATCCAAGCGAGCGAAGTTGTTCTAATTGTCAGTATCAACACAGTAGAGAGCTATGTGGGGAAGAGTACTGTGGGGAAAAATACTGGAGACCAAAATTGGAGGAATAAGTTATGGCATGGGTTATAGTTGATAAAATCGGTGAGGAATTAATCTCACGAACAGAACCATTTAGAGTTAGAGGCTATTGGATTGGTTACTCTATATTTTATCTTCCAAAGGGAAGTATCAAGAAGCTCATCGGAAGAGAATTGTCTTGGAGCGATGAGCCAGTAGAACTTAAAGAAGAATAGCTTATGTTTGGATTTTATGTTATACTTACCATAGTTGTTCTATTTATAGCTTTTATGGGTGGAGTTATCGGTTATTTATTTGGTAAATATTGGAAAAAGAAGTAGTGTATGAAGAAACAAGTAGTATTAGATGAACAAGATATTGAAGAGTTCCACGAGGATGCGGAGCATCTACGTTGGCTATATAACAGAATGGTGTGTGAGCATGGTGAAAGCGTTAACTTTGATTACATGCACCGCTTTGCCAAGATATTCAATAAATTAAAGCAATTATAGCTTATGAAAATAGAAAATATAAAGTTCAAGGCTAAACGTCTTGATAACGGAGAATGGATAATCGGAAACTTTGTTGTAATGAAGATTCCTGCACTTAGCAAAACTACTATAGGTATCGTAGCAGCAGGCAGTGCAACGCTTCATGAAGTTGACCCTTCTACCGTCTGCCAATTCACAGGATTGATAGATTGTGATGGTAAAGACATCTACGAGGGAGACATTCTCGCAGAGAAAGAATATCCTGTTTTTGAAGTCGGGTATATTGATTGTGAATTTGCTGCTGCTTATGTGGGAGATGATAAATTTATTTTTAATCTTCTTGCATTAAGTAAAACTTGCATGGTTTGTGGTTCAAAATTCGATAAAAAGGAAGGTGAAGAATGAATAAGCAGACAAGACTGAAGGTATATCGTATGTATGATGGTCATTGCGCCTACTGTGGCAAGACTATCGAGTATAAGGATATGCAGGTGGACCATATAGTCCCTAAGAACAGAGGACTGCACTCCAGATGGGATGAGAAGCAATGCAAGTTCACAGTAACCAAAGGTGAGGATAGCTTAGAGAACTATATGCCAGCTTGCCGTGCTTGTAACTTCCGCAAGAGGGATATGACCTTGGAGCAGTTCAGAGAGGAAATAAAGAGGCAGGCATTTGGCTTGCTGAGAGGTGCTGCAAAGTTTCAAGTTAATATGAGCATTGCCTATGGTCTTATTGTTCCTCAGTTAGACAAGGAGGTAGTGTTTTATTTTGAGAAAGTTAAACGTAAAGATTAAGAGAAATGAAGAATAAAATTTTAGATTTAATCAAGTCAGCCGTTTGGTTCGTCTTGTGTTTGCTTGTAGGTGCATTGATATTTGAGGGTGTTCGCTCTTTGGCTAATAGCAATGAACCTGCAAAGGAATTTAGTACAACAGTATTTACTAAGAATGGGCATGACTATCTGTTTGTGGACGCGAAACACGGAGTTTGTGTAATTCACGCTGCGAGTTGTCCTTGTAATAAAAAGAAGTAGCCTATGAAAAAGTTAATATTAGTAGTACTTGCAACTATTCTAATAGTAGGTTGCAGAGAGAACGGAACACCAGTTAAAACAACTGATTCCGAAAACAACTTTAAAGTTGTTAAGCTATTTGAGATTGATGGAGTTTCTGTGTACCGTTTTTATGATGGTGGCAATTCGGTGTATTTTACGAATAGTAATGGTAAAGTACAATCTATAAGCACACGTACACATTACAACCCAGCTACCAAGACTACAATGACAGATATTGAAACGACAGAAACTATATGTAATAAAGATAGCGTATGAAGAAAACAGATTTATATTCATCTTTACTCTTCCTGATGATTAAATTGGAAGATGCAAGGAATAACCCGATGATGGACAAGAATTTTATTGTTGCATTGACGGAAGTGCTAAGATATTTCCGTGATAACGGAGAGTTAAAGAAAGCCTATGAAAGCAAAAAGGATTCATTGGCAGATATGGCTAATAGCCCTTGGGTGAAAGCACTAAAGGACTATGCCTCCTCTATAAAGCAAGAGGATATGATTAATGAAGAATTACCAGATATTGATGCCATTATAAAAGAACTCTCTTCTGATGAGTTCATCGAAAAGAAAATCAAGGATATTCTTGGCGATGATGTGGCAGAACTTAAAGAAGAATAATAGTTGTGCTAATTGAAAGATAAAATAGTGTATGAAAATTAGATTGGCTAAGAAGATAATGAAGTGCAAATCAATAGTCGATGAGTACAATAATGGCGATGGTTCTGTATGCGATGGCATGAAAGAATGATATTGGATAAGACAGATGTTCAAACACATCAATGGAGTGTATAATGAAACATTTGACCCACCAGCACACATTCCTTTCAAAGACCACCGCATCGTCAAGGCGATAAGTTTAACTAAAAATAAGTAGCGTATGAAAAAACTATTATTAGCGTATGCGATATTACTTGCTGGTTGCGCAGGCAAGACAGAAGCCGAACATAAGCATATCGTAATTAGCAATGATTATCAGGACACCTGTATGATTGTTGCTAATGGCTATAGAACAATACCAATAGAATGCAAGAAAGGCTGGTCGAAAAGCAAGAGCCATGGAACAATTACCATATTCTTGTCCGACAAAGGTAACAGTCAAGTATGTAATGTTAATAAGATAATTTGCAAAATAGAATAATGAAAATAGAAATTACAAGAGTAACCGACTGGCAGCGTGTTGTAGATGCCGCTCGGTTCACACAAGGCAAGAAATCGTTAGGACGTGAGCCAAGCGATGAGTTCAAGAAACAGATGATTCTCAGCGAGCATTCACCGCTCAGAGAATTGGAGTTTGATATTAAAATGTATGGCATACCATACTGGGTGAGCAACCATTTTGTTCGCCATGTTCATGCTCAGCCATTCGTTTCTACATCAAGACCAGATATTACTGGCTCCAAGGTATCTCGCCACGATATGCGGCAGGATGATTTGGTCAACTTGCAATTATCCCTGAATGCTCAGGAGATAATCAATATCTCGAAGCTGAGACTCTGCAACAAGGCATCCAACGAAACGAGAGAAGTGTGGTACTTTGTTATTGAAGAATTGGCATGTATCGAACCTTTGCTTGCATCCGCTTGCGTTCCTCAATGTGTATATAGAGGTTTCTGCCCTGAGCCGAAATCATGCGGAAGAACTGGAAGCAGTATATTTTCTGTCACAAGAAAATTCTACAAAAATCTTCAAATATACCAAAATAACAAATGAAATATCCAAAATATAACGTCAACGAATTTATAGGAGGGCACTTCGAGTACACCACTCCATGCCCTTTCGCCATACAAGGCAGATACACTCACGAAATCCTGATGGTTGGTAGTCTTGCTTGCCAGCGATGTGAATACTATCGAGGTGTCAACAAAGAAGATTGTATCGTATCTTGCGGAATAGTATAGTGCAGCCTATCTGCACTCATCATAATAATTAATCAGATTAACAATATGAATACAAAGAAAATCTCAATTATCCAGCGTATCAAGGAGAAATTCCTTGGCAAGCAGTTTTTTGTTGCAGTTATCGCAAACAAGGGTACCAGTTCTTACTTCGTCAACTCTACCATCTATCGCTCAGAAAAGGAAGTGAAGGCTTACAAGAAGTACATCACCACAGACGAGCGCATGAAACAGAGCTTCGATTTCGTAGGCTACTACTCCTTCCGTTCCAAGTTCGACTTCCGTATTCCTCTTAGCGGAAAGCCAGTATCACTTGAAGAAGCGAAGGAACTGGCAAATAAGTAGTATCGGAGATAAAGTTAATAGATAATACATATCTTATCAATTTACTTATTATTTTTGTGAAATGAAATTCAAATATATAATAGATAAAGTCAATGGTTTCAGGCATCGCAACAATTTTGTGATACTGGACGGAAGAGCGAACTCTGTCACACTCTCCAAGGGTATCTACGACCATATCATGCAGAAGGAACGTACAGACCACTCCGTCTTCGTGTTCAGGTTATCAAACAGAAGAACATACGGATTCTGTATGCGTGAGGACTTTGAAGAACTTTGCAAGTCAAACACCGCCTTCACTCAGCTTCAATTCAATCAGGAGCATAAGAAGGTGGGATTCCGAAGTGACCTTCCTTCCATCACCGCCATCCTTGATGATTACAATCTTCCGCTCAATAGAATGGTTCGCCTGACCTGCATTCCACGCAAGTCAGGCAAAGGCGAGCCATACTACGAAATCATGCGACCAAACTTAAATTCAAGCACATGGCAACAAGACAAGAAGTAATTTTCACAGGACTCACCAACTCTCCATCCGACTATGATTGTCAGGATGGGGAGTTGGCAACCTGCCTCAACCTCATCAATGAAGATGGGGCACTACACCCTATCCACCAGCCAGTAGTGGCAGAGCAGAATATCACACTTGGCGAAGGTGACGTAATAGAATTTGTGCATAAGGTGACACACAATGCAGAAATTCACTCCCACTATATTATCCGTAAACCTGATGATACTTGGTACTGGATAGAAAAAGGTGAAGATGGAACCAAGTACACCATCGACTTGAACGGATTCCTTGTTAATGCCGTTTCCGCAGTAGGAAACGTAATCTGTTTTGTTGGCGACAACAAGACGGTATATGCTTATTGGAAAAATAGAGAATACAACATATTCGATGAATCTCTATTCAAATACGACATCACCATTACCGACCAAATGTCAATAAATACGAATAGTTACTATGCCGCATCATGCAAATTTACAGAAGACTGGGATACTATATGGAAAAATAACGGGCATTTTTCAAACACAAGTGGTGTTGCAAAGAACCCGTCTGCATCGCAGATAGTATTCTCTGGTATTGACGCTCTTATTAACAAACAAATTGAGGAGATAGACCAATACACATTTAAATATCTGTCTTTTGGAGTCGCTGCGATAAAATTATATGATGGAACATACAGAAATATTAGTTCACCATTTATTCTATCACCGAAATTCGTATCTAACAAGTTCATTTGGAGAGACTCAACTAAGAGTATTGGAACTTATTTCAACGCTCACAAACATAAGATTACGGTCAGTATGAATATCCCTGATGAACTGAAAGATTTAATTCTCGGAGCAGATATATTCTTATCAACACCAGAAACATTCCTTAATACAGAAGAGACTTTTCATACAATTAAAAATGCTTCTAATTTTATATATGATTCAAAAATGGCTCAAGATGTTTATAGCTTTGCTATGGATTTTATGCCAAAGAAGAAAATATATAAAACCATAGATAATATGTCTTTCTATCTAAGTGTAAGCATTGACGCAAACGAATTTGGAACACCTATACAACTTAAACGTATCACTGAAACTAATCAAAGCCTATCATTATCTGACTTTAAAAAGAAGACATTTGGAGGAAAAGTCGCATATACTTACAATAATAGACTACATCTCGGTGATGTAAAATCAACGATTAAAAATGCTTTCTCAACATTTGTTGATGAGAAATTTGATATTAAAACTAATATACCAGATGGCAAAACTGATATGTATGAAATGTATCTAAACAACAGACTTGATTTAGATGGCAGTAAAGGCATGATGTGCGATGCCGTAATTGAAGTAACCATATCAGATAACGGAACAGAAAAAGCTGTTTATGAATACACAAAACTTCAATATCCATTACCGCCTATTATAGCATATCCAGACAGTAATGCTACAAAGATGACTTTGTATCTTCACAATATATTTGATAATAGTTTCTTCAAGAAAACAATGATATTACACCAGTCCGAGACAATGGGTATGTCGTATTTCGTAAATCTTGGTGGAAACAGAAGAACAAATCCTGCGATTGGGAACGGGTCTGATTGGGAGAACAACTTTGGGTCAAGAGTGGATGTCATAAATCCTAATGTATCAGAACAAACAGATAAAACTATGATTCTTCCTGATGATGAAAATTTTCCTATCTTCATGTCTCGATATTATTACAGGTTGCAGGACTATACATATACAGGAGGAAATTTTGGAGACACAGGAGGTACAACGAATATTGTGAAGAAATGGAGTAATGAAAGAAGTTTGCATACTAATGTTTTTGAAGATAGTTCCGAATCAGAATTTACAGAAAATTACAATAAGGTAGATAAAGAATACTATACATCAAGCAACCATTCTTTAATCAAGGTCAGCGAAGCTGAGAATCCTTTAGTCTTCCCTGCAAAGAATAGCGTACAAGTAGGTTCATCCGTTATCTCAGCACTGGCAGCTAACACCCGACCAATCAGCGAAGGTCAGTTTGGTGAAGCTCCACTCTACGCTTTTACAGATGAAGGAGTATGGGTATTGATGCTGGGTGAAGAAGGAACCTATGTGGCTCGCCAACCAGCCAACCGAGAAATCTGTTCCAACCCAAACGGAATTTTGCAGATAGATGATGCGGTACTCTATCCAACCAATAGAGGTATCATGATGCAGCAAGGAAGAAATTCTATCTGTATTACAGACCAACTTGATGGTTGCCCATTCAACTTCATGGATATGAAATATGCTAATCAGATTATTGCCACCAACGAAACAGAGTCAGAAGAGATAAGTTATATCCGTTTCAGGGACTATCTTAAATCGGCTGATATGATTTACGACTACTACGATAATCGTATCATTGTCTTTAACCCGAACCAAGCATACGCTTACGTTTATTCATTGAAGAGTAAGATGTGGGGAACGATGAAGAATGTGTTCAACAAGCGAGTTAACATATACCCTGAGTCATACGCTACCAATAAGGAAGGCAAGATTCTCAATGTATATGTAGAAGAACCATCTTCCAATACTCCTTATTTCCTTTGCAGCAGACCTCTTACTATAAGCGACAAAGAGGTTTACAAGACTATATTTACTTGCATAGCAAGAGGATATTTTCAAAAGGGAACAAACGGAAAGTGTGCTATGGTTTTATACGGAAGCAACAACCTCTTCGACTGGTATCTGATTAAAACATCAATCAACGAGTATCTCAGAGGAATGGCTGGTTCTCCATACAAATATTTCAGGATTGCACTCATTGGAAATCTTGCCACAAACGAATCTATAAGCGGTCTATCTGCTGAGTTCCAAGAGAGATTGCAAAATAAACTTAGATAATAATTTTCTTTTTCATTATAAAAACTTAAAGGGTAGCAGTCCGTGATGGATAGCTACCCTTGCTTTATCTTAATCAAAAACCTTAAAACGGATGCAAAGCAATTCTTGCCCTACCAGCCGACCGATTGCTTGCTTCCTTAATCTTCTGCTTCTTATCCTCAGCGAGTGCCCAGAACCTATCAGCACCATCAGGATAAACAATCATCAGCCACTCATATAAGCATTGGTTCACAATGTAATCGTGAATATATACCGTCATGGTATGCACACTTGTCTTAGAGAAACCTTGTGGCATCCTCATCGCCAAGTAATAGGCTTCCTCTTCATTTGTAGGCGAACCAATACAATCTTCCCACTCGTTAGAGTCAAAGCCGCCACCGAGCATTTCCATCTTGGTGAAACGGAAAAGCATTTCTCTGCAATCCTCTACTGCTGAGTCTAAAATCCTTGCTAACTTATCTCTGTTTCCTTCCTCTGATACATCAAACACATTCTTTAGTTGTTTGGCATCTACATCTTTCTGCTTGGAATAAGAGTCAGCAAAAGAAAAAGCAGTATTCTTGATGTCATATACCAACTCATTCTTTTCCAACTCTATCATCACTTTATATTCTTTATTACAATACCTCATTTCCTATCTTGTTGGTCTTTTACGTGTATAAATGATTGCGTCAATCTTTAGCAGCAAAACGTTTGCCTTGGAGAGATAATCTTCTACCTTATCCTTATAGACTACTGAGCACCATTCTGCTACTATTTTGTTGACTACATAACTAAAAACCGTTGATTTTAAGGTCTTAAATAAACTCTCATTAAAAAGACTGCTTACTCTCAGACCAAAGACCTCCTTGCTGTCTGATTCACATTTCTGCCATCCAAGAATACTCTCCAAGGCTACGGAAACATCATCAATGGAATCTTTCCAAAAGCCTTCCAGCATTTCTCTATCAGCTTCCGTCACAAACACTTGGTCATACAGACTTTTTCCGTTTTCATCCAAGTTCTTTCCTCCTATGTAGGCAGTAGTCTTCGCTACCTCTTCATAGATGTCACTTTTTGTGATTGTCAATGTGAAATTTGCCATTCTTTATCTTTTTATAGAGTTTATAACCTAAAACGACTAACAAAACACAGAGTGCTCCAAATGACCAGATAGCGTATTTCATCTGAAACTGCTCCCACTTGGAGAGTTGTTTTTCTACTGGATAGGGAACCCTGACTGTATCTGACCTTGCGATAAATTGGAAATCCATATCCTGCTTATTCTCCAAGTTCATCTTCTCCAGTTTGAAGAAATCATAGATATATTCCCAATGCCATCGCTCTACGAAGATGGTATCTCCCTCTTTCCTTGTTGCCACACTATCCCTTACATAGGTGCTGTCACGCTTAACGATAGAATCCCACCTCAGGACGTTCTGTTTTGTTTTAGACGTGAAACTATCAGCTTCATAATGTGAAACTTCTGGTTTCATAGCGTGGAACGAAGACTTGCATCCCGATAGAAGAAATGCCACCAGCAAGATACCAATCACGTAGAGTGCTACTTGCCAAAAATAAGTATCATACCACTTTGTTTTCATAGGCTAAACATTGAAAACCTTCTTTGCTCTTGTTAGGAACTTTCGCCTTGATTCCAAGCCGTTAGTTCCACCATTGATGGTCTTGGTAATAGCCACGAAGCAATCACTATCAGCCAGTTGGTTCAGGTCGTGCTTCCACCACCACCACATCGCACTCTTGGTTGCACCCAAAGGCTTCTCCAGTAATTCAGGATGCTCCATGATGTCACCAGTACAGTGCTTGCTATTCTGATAAGCCTGATAGTTCGCCCTGCCTGTAATCTGTATCAATCCCCTACCACGATACTTATACCCGTCACCATCTTTCAGGTTTCCGAGCATATTCTTCAACCTACCAACATCATACTTGTGGAAGTAGTTTCTGTTGCCGAGTTCCTTGGTGTATCGCAGTTCACCACTCTCATGAGCAATCTGAGCCAAGAAGTGAGCCATACGTATAGGAGTATCAATATGATACACATCAGCATAACCATTAATGTAAGGCAGAAAATCATCCACCTTATCCTTGGCATTCGGCATAATAGCCAAAATCTGTTCTCTTGTTACCTTCATTACTTACCCTCCTTTACTTGTTTCATTATACTCGCAAGTTCGTCTTTAACTTTTGCTTCAAAGTTGCCCAACTTGGTTTTGAAATAAACGTTTACTCCGAATATCGCGCCAGAGTAAACCAAAGTCTGGCTGACGTACCAGAGTACACCATCCGACACTACATAATTGTTGAGAAAGAATGATAGGAATGTGAGGACAACACCGCTCAAAAGCATTCCTATAGCTGCACTATATTGCAATCCTTCACGTACATTTGGAGACATAACTTATCTTTTTTAAAATATTAATAATACGCAAAGATAAGTTATGCCTTTCAATTCATCATCTTATCCGTTAATGTTATGCCATATCTTGCTCGTTGGATGCAAACAGTCTGGGTCTTGAAGATATTCTATCGCCATCAACACTACCATTCCCTTCAACTCCTCTGCATCCTCACTATATCGCTCCAGCAGAACATGATGGTCGCTCCTCAGTAAATTCATAGTTACCGCCAAATCATAGATGGTATAGTCTGAAATATCATCCTTATGTTTATCGAAAATCTCCTTTATCTCTTCATCCGTGAAGAAAGGAGCCATGTGCTTGGTTCCATCAGCATCCTCATACCACATCTTACTGATAGCATCATCAGCAAAGTACTTGTCAAAATGTTCTTCACTCAAAACACCATGCACCATCGCACAAAGATGATGCACCTCTACATCGCTCAATTTGCATGAGAGATACTTACCAATAGCTTTAGCTATATTCAACATCTGTTCAGGAGTCATATCCTGCTGATACTTTTCAACAAACTCTATGAAATTCATATCTATAAAATTTAAAAGTTTATGATGCTGCAAAGATAAGAATATCTTCAACGCAGCACCATAAACTCGCAAATATTCCTGTAGTTATCTGAGTATCAGACAAATACAGTTACGATAAAAACACCTCCTTTCTTTATTCGTCCTTATATTTGGTTCGTTTCTCTTTGCCCCTCGCCCAGATGTCGTTTTTCTTGCGTTTCGACACCCTGCCGAGTACATCATTCTCGTAAAGTTCGGGCTTATCTTCCCTACCTTTAGTCTCCGTAGCTATACCATTATTGGGATTGCTACCTTGGCTGGTATCGGGTTTTCCGTTGCCATACCATTCCTTGTCGCTTGGTTTATCTGCAATCATACTATTATCTATTAAATTAATAACTAAATTAAGCAGCAAGCGGTGGGGTCTGTCCGTCAGGACTTACCCCCTGACCACTCATCATCTGCTGCAACATCGCCTGAGCCTTCGGATTGCTCTGTGATGCCTGAGCCACTTGTGCTTGCAACTGAGGAGAGAATCCTTGTGGAGTCTCACCATTCTGAATGGCTTGCTGGTTGGATGCAACCGATTGCAGCAACTCCTCTCCAAATGGGAAATCTCCTACTTGCAGCAACTGCTCCAGCGTGATAGCCTGATTCTGCCACAAGGTCATAAGGAACTCATTCGCCATCTGTCTATATACTGGTGTAGCCGTACTTTCCGTGATATTGATGTCAAACTCAACGTCTCGTATCTTCTTAGGGTCATAGTGCACAATCTGTCCTGCCCTACCCACGATATTGAAGTTACGAGCCACGTCATAGTACTGCTGCATATTCTTCACGGTCTTGTAAGCACCATCAATGATAAACTGGCTGAAAGTCTCCAAAATATCAAGTAACGACATAGTGGCATTCTGAGTCTGCTGAGCATAGAGCGAACCGCTCGTTCCTGATACTCCTGGCTTGCCTTGCAGCGCACCATTCACTCCCGAAATATCCTCGAAGAACTTCAACTGATAACTGAGCAAATCACCGATACCGATGTTTGTAGAGTTGTTGGCAACTTGCTGAGGAACCTGACCGCTCTTGTTTGGCTTGTATCTCACCACACCATTGAACCTACTCCACTCATCGCAGAAATCATCCCAACTCATATCGTCAGGCAGACAATCCTCAGGACAGAGCAGCACACCCTTGGCACTTGCACGCATGATGAAGTCATACATCGTGATAAGTCGGTTCACGTATCTCTGCTGGTCAATCACATCTTCCACGAAGCTGTGAATCTCGCCATCAATAAACGGATAGAACTTAAAGCAGTATGGATGCTCACCATGAGCATAAGGAGTCTCTCCTTCTCTCAGAATATCACCGAAAGGAGAAAGGTAGTAGAAATGCCAGTAGTCATCCATGAACCACTCAGCTTCAATCAGAGGAATATCCTCTTCCATCATACCAGCAGCCAGACCTCTACGCAATCTATCTCTATTCTCAGCATCTACAATATCAGGCTTATCCTCAATATCAATCTTGAAATCATCGCCATTGTTGTAGTCGTGGCATCGGTATCTCGGTTTACTCTCCTTGCGCCAAACCTCAATCACTCGGCAGAGCGAAGGGTTTGCAGGATTCATGAAGTCGATGGTCTTAGGGTCGAACTCACCGAATCGCTGGGTGCAGTCTGCAATCACGAAATCTCGGTTAGCCGCTAACCGGTATATCTCCTTCAACTTCCGAGCCTCAGCAGGAGACTTGGCAAACTCTCTCAGTACGTTGCCGATGGTAATGTCATGCACCTCACCCAAGCAACTTACGTCCCAACCACGGAAATCCCTCATATTGTTGTCTATGAAGAAATTGTTCGGGTTAACGTAATCCGTCCAGCAATCCAACCTACCTCTTCGCCATCCATACTTTTTCTTATAGATAGCAGTACCGCTTATCAGGAACTCTTCCATAGTTCGGGCATCCAGTTCCGTTTCTCGGTTCAGTTGTCTGTTACATTGCAGCACCACGCTCATGGTCTCGCCATATCGTTTCTCATCCTTATCTCTTGCATTGCACGTAGGTTCCTTGCTCTGTGAGCGATATACTCCCAGTACGTTTTTCACCAATCTACGGATAAGGTTATTCTTCAATGGCTCGCTACCCTGCTCACGGATATAGTCTTCCTCCTTGATACGTTTTTTGAAGCCACACTTGCTTTTGAACTCAATGGTATCTCCCCACTGGTCTCCATAGCAGTATCGCTTGTTTCTCAATCTTCGCTTACGGAAGTTATCCATATTGTTGTAGTATCGCTGAGCCTCCAGCAAGATAGAGAAAGCACGCTCGTATGGCTTGTCAAATCGGTTCTTGGATGCCTTCACGCTATCCAGTTCTTCCTTATCAAGCACCCTGCTCAACGATAGCAGTTTTGTTTCTTCTTTCTTCTTTGCCATAGTTTATGATGTTTCTGTAGGTTCAACAATATGCGCCAGTTTTCGAGCCACTCCAAGCAATCCGCTTGCGGTATCAGTATCGCCAAGACTGATGCAAGTAAGATAGCCAGCCATATATACGATGGAGTCCTTCAATGTTTCAGGCAAATCAATATTACCTTCACTTATAAAAGGCATACCCACATAAGTAAGCGATACGGTAGCCGTATTACTCTTGCTTGTGAAAAGTTCCAAGTACCGATTACCGCTATTATGAATGAGCGCAGCGATAGGTCGTTCAGGATTTCCCCTTACTCCGAATCGGCTGCACTGAATCTTGTAGGCATCATCCTCTTCTGTGATTATCTCTGCCGAGCGGTTCCAGTCACTCGCCTTCACGTCAAGGAGTCTAATCATGTCGGAAGGCAGATAGACGATTCCCACATAAGCACCATTTGTTTCAGCCCAAGCAGTATTCAATCCATCGAAAGTCTTACCATTCAGCATACTGGCAGGAGCATCCTTCAATATGATTCTTGCTGCATCTACTATCTTACTCTGAATCAACTCGCCTTGCGACAAGGTATCAGAATCGGTAGGAGTCAGCAAGCCAGCAGACTCTTGGTTTCTGTCCAAGAGTACCTTCACTTCTTTCACCAGTTCAGATACAGCATACGTACTCATTACTCTAAGCCTTCTAATTCAACACCCTTTTCATTAGCAATAGCCAAGATGTCTTCCTTGGTCTTCATCTTGGAACGGCTCACACAATAGGTCTCAGCCAGATAGTCCTTGGCATCCTCAACGTCTGTCACTACGTGTGTCTTCTTCTCGTCAGACACTTTCTTCTTTGCCTTGGCAGCAGCCTTCTTCTTTGCCTCAGCAGCTTCCTTCTTCTCGTCAATAGACTCAGCCAAGAAGAACTTGTCGTTGAACCAATAATGAGACTCGATAGCTTTCTGTACCTTTGGGTCTCTTGTCATATAGATACTACTACCCATCGTTTTACCCTCAAAGACAATGCGCATTCTCTCATCACCTACCATGACACTAAATGCTAAATCTGTACCAGCTTGATATTTATTAAACATGACTATACCTTATTATATATGTGTTACTAAAAAAAGGGATGGGGCAAGTGCCCACACCCCTCACTATTTAATGAATAAATTTGCAATACTACTTGTTTTTAGGCAGCAGCCTTGTTTTCTCCAGTCTCAGATGTACCCTCTGTAGCAGGAACCGCAGCAAGGCGCATACGAGCGTGTGCCTTAGGGTACTTCAAGTACAGACAAGCAACCTCCTGAATAACTACCGCATCGGTGTTGCGAATACCAGCCTTCTTCAAGTCGAGCACGTTACGAGTCCAAGACAAGTGTACTCGCTTAACCAAGAACTCAGGGTCAAGAGCAAAGCCACAGTCGCTCATACCGAAGATGTCAAACAACTCAGAGTGAATCATCAGAACCTCACCAAAGTCGGTCTCCCAACTCTTGAACTTCAAGTTCCAAACCTCTACGGTGTCCTTCAAGCGGAACTTGTCAGAATCAATCTTGCTGAATGCACTCACGAAGTCAGAACCAGCGATAATCACCTTGCGCTTGTTGCCGATGCCAGTGCCAACAAACAAGTCCTTGGAAATGTCAACCAACTCCAAATCTGTGATAACTCGCTCATTCTTGTTGTAACCCTTCTTCATATCATCAGTAGTTGCAACATGACCAACTTCAATATCCTTACCAGCCATCCACCAGATACCCTTAGTGAACCACTGGGCAGAGTTGTTCTTGGTAGTATGCTTAATACAAGCCATATCACCGAAGAGGTAAGTGCCCTCCATTGCAAGGCGCATATCGTAAATGCTATCCTCTTCTATGTCTGAGAAGTCCCAATCTACTCGCTTAGCAGCAATCTTGTTGAAGGTACTCTCCTCAATCTGAATCATAAAGTTCTGACAGAACTGAGTCTCAGAATCAGGAAGGTTGTTGAAACGACCAGTCTGAACATCCAACTCGCCGCAACTCTTCGCCATACGGATAAGCACCTGACCCTTCTTCAAGGCTGGAATGCCGATAGCCTGCTTGTTAACCAATTCACCATTTACTGCAAACACAATAGGATAACCCTCATTATCCTTGCCGCAAACACAAAGTTCCAAATCAGGAGTAGGAGCATCTTTAATAGTTGAATAAGCAACACCCTTATAGTTGGTAATTGCCTTCACATCTACCACTCGGATAGTATCATCCAGTGTGAACATTTCAGGGTCTTCCACCTTCAAGACCATAGATGTACCAGTACTCTTCACGGTGTCCTCATTGACAGTTGTCTTGATAGGACGAGTGCCGATACTCCAGTATTCTACCACAAACGAACTTGCAGACTTGGTTGTCGCATAGCGTGAAATCTGGTCAACAGGAGTAGCCATCGGACGAATCTTGGTAATCTTGTCGTTGATGTCGTTCTCATAGAACTCCGTACCTTTCTCGTTATAAGCTTCACGACCCTTGGTTTCGGTAGCGATACCATCATCCTGACGAGCCGCACCACCATTGCCAGCTTCATCGGCAGCAGTAGCACCGCCAGCCTCAGCCGCATGACCACTCTCGGTAGTACCGCCATCAGGCAGAGCCGCCTCAGCCATGACTACATTACCATTCACTCCAAAAATAACCGCCATAACCATCAGAAAAATGGAAAGCAGCCGATTAAATGTACTTTTCTTCATTGTTATTCTGAATATTAATTAAACATTATAATTTATCTTTTTACCTTATCGAATTATCGAATACGTGTTCTCTTCTCGTTTCCACGTTCCCAAATGTTACCCCTACGTGAAGCCCTGCCAAGCGCACCAAAGTCAGGCTGGTTATCCGTTGGCTTGGTCTCTGCATTGGCAGAATCAAGGTCGGCAGTACCATCGCCCTTCTTTCTCAGTTCAAGATTCTTGACGTGCTTGCTGTTCTTGCCACGAACCTCACCCTCATGGGCAGCATCAGCCACATCGGTATCATGATTCTTTGCCTTGATGAACGCAGTAATCATTTCCTCAGTAAACTTTCCCGTCACCACATTGCGCATAGTCTGAAAACATTGGTCGATAGCATTGTTCACCGCTTCCTCGCCATACTTCTCTTCCAATTTGTCGAAGACTTCATAGCTGGAAGGCATATTCTTGTCATACTCCTCCTGCAACTTCTTGCCGTTGGCAGCATTCTGCAAGAACTCAGACTGAGCCGATGCAATCTCGTCCGCATTGTCAGGGTCTGAATAGTAGTCAATAGCATCCTCGCCATGCGTGCGAATCAACTCAGCGTAAGGACTCTTGCCAGCCTTCATCGCTTGAAGGAAGGTAGCCGCCTCAGGGTCACTACCCAGCCAATCGCCCATCGCCTTCTCGTTATCCTTGTAACCCTGCAAAGCTTTCTGGTCGGCATCATAATCATCGTTGATTGCGCCATACATAGCTTCATCATCCGCATACTCCGTATCAGGATGGCGGGTCTTCAATCGCTCCAAAGCCAAGTCTCTCTTGGTCTTGGTGTCTTGCTGTTTTGCAGCACCAGCATTCTGCTCTGTATTTGTATTTTCGTCCATATATATATGTATAAATTTATAAATCAATGCCCAAAAGTAACGCTTTTCAACTTATTATTAATCTTATCCGTTAACTATACTTAATCATATCCGATTAATTTGGTTATTTCAATACATTTTTGTATCTTTGCCTCATACGATGAAACATAAAGGCTCACGATGTGAATTTACAAAGGAACGTGACGCTGACATATTGAGGGCTTACAAAAAGATTATATCAGTAAGAGACAATATAGGCATCTTGGAGATTGAGCGAAGACTTTTGCAATCTCCAAGCAAACGTTTTTGGGTTTCCTCTGACCGAGCATACAATGTCATTCTCAATATGCTCAATGGTAAATCCATCAGCAGCATGAATCCACAGAAAAGAGCAATGTTTCAGGAGATTTTCCGAAGATACAAGATTTATTCCAAGGAGCATCCTTCTCTCACCAAGATGGATGCCATTTGGCATGTGTGCAATCAGGAAGCACCGAGTTTCTATCTCACTCCAAAATCCATGCACGTCATACTTCATCGGGTGAGGAAGGAGGAGAAGAGAAGATGTTACGAACTTCGTCAGAGAAGATTGCGCTTTATGCAGGGTACATTATAATAATATGTATCACGCTCATAGGATATGATGGCATGGGTCTCTTTGAAGGTTGCTCTATTCAGAACCGACTAAGCTACCCATTCTTTCATCAGAACATCTTTCATGTAGCCATCAACCTCTATGTGTTTCACCAATGTTACCGAGCAATTCCTTGCAGTATCGGTCACATGGTAGCATTCTATCTCATAGCCGTAAGCTATCCTTTTGCATCTTCTGTACCAATCATCGGTCTCAGCGGATTTATCTATGCTTACATGGGCTTTATTGCTCCCTATGTAGAGAATAAGGTAAGATACAATCTCACCATTCTCCTATATATCAGTGTTGGAATCTTCTTCCCTTGCATGGCAGTTGGAGTCCACATCTATTGCTATGTACTTGGTCTGTTGTGGGGATATTTAAACGCACCGCTATGCCAAGACAAGTAACCGCCAAACTGACTGATGCACTCGACAAACACGTATTGGGCATCCTGCAAGAGAACGAGAAACGAATAAAGAAAATCAACACACCATTCAATCCCATCAAGGGTGAAGGGTGTGGAGATAAGCGATTCCAACTTTTTCTTCCTGACTTCCCGATTCAAAGCCAGCAGCTTCCTGTTTCGATGAAGAAGATTCCGCTCGTTAAGATGCTCATCGAGTTCGGTAGCTGCAAGGCGGTAATTGAGGAACTACACAAGGATATAGACGAGCCATACAACATAGAGGAAGAAATAGAGCAACTGGTAGAGCAGTTTACTCGCATCAGAATGAAACATGACCCATTCTTCTTCTTTGCCACGTTTATCTATATCAAACCGAAAGGTGGAGGTCTCCCCTTTCGCTTTGTGCTCAGAAGACCGCAGCGCAGACTGCTCAGGTGGCTGGAGGAACGAAGGAAAAAGAATCGCCCTATCCGTCTCATCCTGCTGAAAGCCCGACAATGGGGAGGTTCAACGGTTATTCAGATGTACTTCTTGTGGCTGCAACTCATGTGGCAGAAGGGTCTCAACTCGCTCATCGTGGCTCAGGTCAAGGACACGGCAGAAACCATCCGAGGAATGTTCGAGGAAGCTCTGAAAAACTTTCCTACCAAGTTCCTCTACGAAATGGGAGAAGCGTATTCTGAGAACGAACCGAAGTTTGTGGGTGTGGGAACATCAGGAAACGTAAAGAAAGTTCCTCAGCGATTCTGCAAGATTAAGGTTGGTTCTATGGAACGACCGCTATCAGCCAATGGTGAAGACTACAACTTGGTTCACCTTTCCGAGGTGGGTTTGTGGAAAAAGACAGACGGTAAATCTCCTGAGGAGGTAGTACAGAATGCTACCAATGGTATCTTGTACCGACCATATACGATGATTGCCTATGAATCCACCGCCAATGGTACTGGCAACTTCTTCCACAAGGAGTGGCTTGCAGCAGTCAAGGGAGAATCTCAGTTTGAGCCATTCTTTGTTCCTTGGTACGAGATATACGATATGTATCATCTTGAATTTGAAAGCAAGAAACAGAAGGTAGAGTTTGCCAAATGGCTATACGAGAACCGCAATAACACCAACACGATGTCAGACCGAGAAGAGCCAGGCACCTATCTTTGGAAACTATGGAATCTTGGTGCTCCACTTGAAGCCATCAACTGGTATATTGCCGAGCGCAAGAAGTTCACCGACCATGCCGATATGGCTGCTGGCTACCCTACCGATGATATTGAGGCATTCAAGCATTCAGGAGCCAAGGTGTTTGCCGAAGACAAGGTTGACAAGTTCCGCAAGGGATGCCGTTCACCTAAATTCATCGGTGATGTTTATGGTGACGGATATAAGGGAAAGAAGTGTATGCAGAATGTCCGATTCTGTGAAGACAAGCAGGGTCAGTTGTGGATATGGAGCAAGCCTGAAACCTTTGATGATTGCAAGGTGATAAACCGCTATCTGGTCGTAGTGGATATTGGTGGACGTAGTAAGAATGCCGACTGGTCTGTTATCTGTGTCTTCGACCGCTACTGGATGATGGAAGGCGGCAAGCCGTATGTGGTAGCCCAATGGTATGGGCATATTGATATGGACTTGCTGGCATGGAAGGCTGCTCAGATAGCCAAATTCTACAACGATGCTCTATTGGTTATTGAATCCAACACCTTGGAGACGAAAGACAAGGAGCATATCTTGGAAGGTGGTGACCAGTCTGAGTTTATCCTGAATCAAATCAAGGACGTATATGACAATCTCTACGCACGCAAGCAGAGCGAATCAGACATCAAGAATAAGGTTCCAGTGAAGTACGGATTCCATACCAACGTGGCAACCAAGCCAATGGTTATCTCAGTATTGGTTCAGGTTATCCGTGAACAACTCTATGTAGAGCGAGACGATAGATGCTTAGATGAATATCTCACCTACGAGAAGAACGGAACAGTATATGAGGCAGCAGACGGAAAGCACGATGATTTGCTCATGACCAGAGCCATCGGACTCCACATCTGTTTCAATGAAATGGAAATGCCTAAGATGATTGAATATAAGACAAGAGTAATGACAAGAAAGGTTTCTGTTTCGGCAGCAACCATCATATAGTTCAAACTAAATAATTACGATTATGAAAGTAACAAAGATTTTCAAGCGCATCAAGTGCGAAATCATGTACCGCCAAGCTACGGCTAAGGCAGACTACGCATCCAAGAAGAACAATGGAGAAATCTTCTATGTTCTTCCTACACAGAAGGGCAACCTGATGATTATGAACCGCTCACTATTCGAGACGTTCAAGAGAACAAAACTGGTTGACAACGACATGAAGACCAAAGACCTCTTCAAGGATTGTGTCTACCATACAAACTGCAAGAGCAAGAAGGGTAAGGCGAGCCGCAAGCGTAAATTCCTCAGATGGAAAGGCTTGATTTAGAAGTTAACAGATAAGAGATAGGTAGAGAAATTTCTGCCTATCTTTGCCTATTATATAATAATATATACGTATATGGATATTTATAAGATTGTTAAAGGCAATAGCTTCAACCTTTTCATTAAGCTTCAGAAAGCCTACATCAGCAAGAATAAGCAGATGTTGGAAGATATTGACGTAGCTGCCATCAGTAATTTAGAAGTACACCTTACTGATGCCTTTGGAGAATGTGTAGAAAAAATGCCTTTTGTTCAGAGCGGAACAAATAATAGTGAAGTAGAGCCGAGTGACATTTGCGTCAAGTTTCCACCATTTCTAAATGAAGGACTATATGGCATTACCATTCGTGGCAAATACAATGGGAACGACATCTGTAGCATCGAGCACCGCCTTTTCCGTATCGTGGAGCGCAATGGAAAGTCACATATTCCTCTCGGCATCGTAGAGGGTGAAATGGGAGGTATGTACAATGCGAAGTACTGGATAGAACTGAACACAAAAGAAGATGTCATTTTCTCTTACTATGGTGCTTTATCCACCACAGACCCTAACAAGGTTAATGTCGAATACTTACAACAATTCTCAGGTGTTCTCTCTGGACAAACAATAACCATCAGTACAACCGAAAATGAAGACATCATCTGGGTAGTATCATCTGTTCCTCTCACATTCCTTCAAGGTGGTTTGCCATTGGAAATGCAGCAGAGTAAGATAGGAGAACTATACTATTATCATTCCGATGAATTGATTTCAGGCAATTCCACAATAACGATTATATAACATAAAATAATGTAAATATGTCAGAACAAAGATATAACGGAACAATCGTTTCAGGTCGAAAAGATGGTAAGTTGGCTAATTCCGACAACATCTTCGACAAGGACAGAAGAAAGATGCAGTCTGACATCAATAAAGAAATGAAGGCTCGCACCGACAATTCTTTTGATTCCTTAAAACAAACCAAACAAAGTGCAGAGGATGGTGGCGAGAATGTTATCACTCTAACCCGTCATGATGGTACGTCCGAGCAAGTTAAGTTCTACAATGGTAGTAAAGGTAGCAAAGGTGATAAGGGTGACAAAGGTGATAAGGGTGACAAAGGTGAAGTTGGTATGCAGGGAAACAGCGGTGTAGCCGATGCGAGCAACAAGACCTTAGTCAATGATGCTATTACTGGTGGCGAAACCGACTTTCTTTCAGCCGAGGTAGGCAAGTTAGGCATCCTAACCTACGACTGCTCAAAAGGTGGAACCGTAACCCATATTACTCTCCAAGATGCCATCAACTCTGTTCCTACCACATTTCAGAAGGTAGGTCTAACCATCACCTACAAATCAGGTAATACCATCTACCGCTATACTTTAAAGGCAAATGCATGGTCAGCAGACCCAGTAAACTGGTTTTCTGTAGAAGACAAAGTCAACGACTTAGCAGAAGAAAAGTTCGACAAGGAAAATATTGTCCAGGAGTTCGGTGATTCTGAGGATAAAGTAGTCTCTCAGTTTGCTCTCCCTTTCCGCTATATTCAGAATGAGGAATTTATCTTTGCCAAGGTAGATGCAAATGACAAACTTCTCTTTGGCATTGAGTGGGATGGTACTCCTATATTTGGCAAGACAAGTGCAGTAGAGGACAGATTGCAGTCACAAGTAACTCATCTTGCAGAGAAAGTAGCAACCATCATGGGTGATGAGGACACAACCAATGTCATTGACACCATGAATGAGTTGAAGACCTTCTTTACCAACATTGAGAACTCTCAATCTTTGACAGATATACTGGCTAATCTTGACAACGTAGCCAAGAACCTTGATAAGACAACTATCAAGGATGAGGAAGGTAATGTGCAAGAAACTCCGTTCAGGGTTATTGAGAACAAAGAGTTCCTTTGGGCTGTAGTTGATTCAGAAGATAAAGTAGTTTTTGGTATCAGAAGAGACGGGCAAACCATTTGTAAAATCCATGCAGTCAATGCCTTGAATCAAGTTATCTCTCTGCTTCAATCAGACCTTGATTCATTGCTAGAGAAGGTAGGTACAATAGATACCAACCTCAAAGAACTTCTCGATGTCTTCTCTTTGCAGGAGAATCCTGAGTATATGGCAGTAGAGAAAGATGCGGACGGAAAGGTTCTTGCTGCAACTTACAATGATGGAAGTCACTATTCTCATAACTTGAAGTCTGAGACTATTGATACTAAGGTTGATAAAGAAGAAGGCAAGTCTCTCATTAATGAAGATGTGGCTGATGCTCATAGTACTTTAGAAGACCCTGAGAGCAGAACTGAGATTACAACAGATTCAGATGGTAAAGTGATGTCATATCGTGATGTAAATGGAGTTAAAAATGAACTGGCTGGCTTTAACTCTTCACAATACTATAAAAATAACGAAAAGAAAGAATGGATAGAAGAGAAAGATGTCCTTCCTATCGTAAAAAATACTGATGGAGATATACCTTTGAATATCATGGGTGGAATTACGGACCATAATACCATCAATTTGCTTGTTCCTTCCGAAATAAAGAAAACATTCAGTGATGGAGTAAATAGTTTCTCTCCACCTAATGCAGGATATGAACTATCAAACAGAATTGCATGTAAGGCAGGAGACTGGTTTTCTCGTACTGGTACAGCAACAGGTATGATTATTGTCACAGATGTTAATGATAAAAATGGAAAGAGATTATTCAATTCTGATGGTTCAACTCTAGGCAGCACCTTTCAGATTCCAGATAATCTTACAGATGTCAAATACATACGTATGGCTGTTGATGCAGAAGCTGCCAAGGCAGGTAATGTTGCTATATGTAAAGGTAAGAATGCTTTTGAAGGTGAACAGAAGGGAGACTTCTTGACAATAGATAAGTTAAGGGTGACTTCATCTAATATGCCAAAGGATTTGAAATTCATAAAGACTTCAAATGGAGATTATTATGAATTATACATTGATGAGTCAGATTTCTCTGTTAAAGCCAGAAAAGTTGACCCTTCTGTAATTACAGAATTACCTGATGATTTCCCAGTGTTTAATTGCATTGGAGACTTTTCAAAGTATTTCAACTTTTGGGTAGCTATGGTTGATAACAAATATTTGGTAGTGAGAAATCAAAATGGAGTTATAAACTATCTGAAACTTGGAGCAAATGCTTATAGTTATGCTGAGTTCAGAAAAGAAACAACCTCTGGTGGAATACCTCGTTATGTTGTAATGTTTCCATATACTTCATATAGTGGAATTAAAGGAGAAAAAGGATTGACTATTTACGACAAGGATTTTAATGTAATAGACACAAATATTAAAGTTGATTTAGCACCTGATGCTCATGACTTTATCTATTTGGATGATAATCATTTCATTATTTTCTGTTATGGAAAATCTAAAAGCATAACAATAAATAAAAATGAGGAATCATTGGTTGTTACTTCTTACAGCTTGTTGATTCAGGAAATTAAAAAAGAAAATGGTGTTTGGAAGCAGATAGCATCATTTGATGCAAATGACTATCCACTTCTTCTCACAGACGGAATACATGGTAAAAGTCCAAGTATTACTGCCCATTGGAACACTATTCAACTTGACTACGATGGTAATCTCCTTGTTAATATGCGAGACATGAATTGTTTCTGGAAAATCAAGAGAACAGTGGAGAATAATGGAAATGTTGTAATAGGTTCAAAAACTAAAGATTACAATGAGGCAGTTATAGGAAGAGTTGGAGGCTTATATAATTCTGCTTATATAGATTCAAAGAGAGTGCTTGATGAAGGATTTATGTTTACTGATGTACCATCATCATTAAATGATATTTCTCTTGATGAGATTCCTTTGTGGAAATTCTATCACGAGCATGATACAACTTATTGGGGAAAGAAGAATATAGGAGGACATGAATATCCTACATACATACTCTTCGATAATAATATGTGGACAGGAGAATCTCCTACAGGCAATTATTATGATATTAACCCGAGAAATAATTATAAAAACAACCCTGATGGAAATAATGATACACATTTTGTAATCAGCAAGTCTGATAATGGAACTTATGATGAAAAAATGGTTTCACGTATTGTCCAGTTAAGTATAGATTGGGAAAACCATCTTATCAAAGATTATAGGGTATATGAAATTCCAAAGAAATATTCTTATACACGTGGTTCTGTACAGATGTTTGAAGAAGGTGTGCTTTTCATATCTTGGGCTGACCAAAATTTCTGTGGGTTATTTGACTTCAATGATGAACAAACGATAGTTGAAGGCAAACTATACAAGAATGGCAAGATGCTCTTCTTTGCACAAAAGGCATCTTATAGAGTACATGGATATAAATAATATATTAAAAAAATTAAATTATGGGAAAATGTTTTGTAACAAGATTATCTGGTTCAACCAGTAACAATGAATTGCTTAGATTGGGAGAAATGAGAATTAAACTCAAAAAGATTACTTCTCCATCAGAAAAAACGCAGGTGTTTTCAGTTACAGCAAAAAAAGACACCAATCTTGAAATAATTGGTGATGGATATTTTACAGACAGTAATCTTTCTGAAAACAAAGGTAAAACAATGACAATACCAGCAGATTCTACACAGAGTGTATTTGTTAGCAATAATAATTTAGAAATTGCAATACTAGATAAATATAGTATTTCTTCTATTGGTGTTAACAAAAATACTGTAGAACCGAATATGTCTGTCTGTATTGATGACTTTAAGTATTCTGGATTATTAACTTATATGAGTTTAATTACTGCTGAAGTGTCTGGAAACATTGATAGCCTTATAAACTGTAAAGGTTTAACATTAGTAGATTTACCTAAATCATCCGTTTATGGTAATATTGCTAGCTTAAAAGATATAAACACTCTTACCAGTGTTGTTTTGGCTTCTACACAAATATCAGGTGATATAAGTAATTTGAAGAATCTGACATCTTTACAAGTTTTGCATCTATATAATACTAATGTTTCAGGTGATATAAGTAATTTGAAGAATCTGACATCTTTACAAGTTTTGTTATTAGATAACACAAATGTTCATGGCGACATAGGTAGTTTGTCAGGCTGCAAATCATTAAATATTATTAAAGCATATAATTCTGCAACTCCTTTTACTGGAGAGATAAATGCTTTTCAGAATATACCTAACCTGAAGGAAGTGAGTCTGAAATATTCGAGATTGTCTGGAGATTTAGCAACCCTACCAGCATCTTGCAAGTTTGTTTCATTCCAAAAAGACTCTGGTTCGTCATTTACTTGGGGAACACGTGCTCCTTCATCAAAGATAGTTGCAATCGAAGGAAATGCTAGCCTTACTAACATCGACAAGATGCTTCAAGACCAGGCTCAGTGTCAGATTGGATTTACCTCTTCTGATGCAGTTGCCTACAAAACTATCTCGGTTGCAGGAAACCGCACCTCTGCATCCGATGATGCAGTAGCAACCTTGCAACAGAAGGGCTATACTATCAGTATTGCAAATGCTTAGTAGTTTAACATTAAAGTAAAGAAAGGAAACAAGATATGAATAAGTTAACAAAGAAGTATAAGGTAGTACATGAGGGAACCAAGATGGTGTTCCCTCTCACAGAGGTAGGTGACAATGCTGAGGTATTCCCATCAGTAAATGCCACCGCAGTAGAGTTTGACACATACCCAGAAGCTAAGGCTTACGTAGATGAGCATAACTTGGTGTATGAGGAGCCAAAGTATGGAGAGTAAACCATATACTGATAAAGAAAAGGGGAGTGTTGCTTAGCACTCCCTTTTCTTATATTCATTCTTTATATTTTCTGTTCTTATTTTAACTTAGGCAGTTCATCATCATCTACTGCATCAGGTAATTGGATAACCAAGCATTCATTTCCTGACTTCTTTAAGCATAAACTGCTAATAAGAAGGAACAGAAAATCAATAATAGGCAGGTATATACCCATAAGAATATAATCTGAAACTGGTGCTTCATGATGTATTGCTATTGCAACAAATGCAGCATCAATAATTATACAACCAAGTACACCTATAATATAATATATAATTTTATTCTTCATAAGTTTGAAAGTTTGATTAGTGCAAAGATAACTAATTATTTCGATTCGTCTCTATCAATTAACATTATTAACACTCGAAACATCAAAGAACTTCTCACACAGCATCCCCATCATATAGCATGGTTCTTCGCTCAGCATATCTATTCCATCTTGCTCGCAGATATGCGCTACCACATGAAGAAGCTCATGTCCAATGGTATTGATGATGCTACCATCAGATTCACACTCCCCAATGGCAAGCACACTCCTTCTTTCTGATAGGTTGGAATAGGTAAGACCTCTGTCTGCACTCTGCTTAGTTAAATGCTCGTATGCTTCTGATAGCGGATTTCCGTTGCATCCTATATCAGAAAGAGCATGGCATATCTCATCGGCATCAGGTGGCTGATAACCTATGAAACATACTATGCTCCAATCGTACTTCGGGAGTTCAATCACTCTTCTCATCATAACACATCTTCCCAAGGAATAGGCACACCATTATGGCAGCAGTCGGCATAGAATCGGTTAAAGATAAAACCATCCTTCTGGTCGACATCATCCACCATATCCTTGATGAACTGAGCCAACTGCTCCTCATCCTTGATGGAAGACTTGTAGAAGTCTGCCCTCGCCATATTCGCCACATATACATGGTCGTAGCCAGCTTTATTCTTTACCTCTACTCCCTGACCAAGCAGAAGGGAATCCACCTTCTCCTTATCCCAAAACGAGATACTTACATCACGCTTGGAGGAAGGGTCATACTTGTACATCAGGCTTACCGCCCACTCGCACATCTTCTTGCTGAAATGATAGCCATTGTATCTGAGATAGGCAACCATTGCCTCAGGCTTGATGTCATACATATCCAATGGCATTCTGCATTTTCCCATATTGCTGAATATTAAAGGGAGTCTGGTCACGACATAAATGTCACTACCAAAACTCCCAAGTTAAACATTAGCGACCGCCACCGTTGTAGCCGCCACCACCTCTTTCACCATAGCGGTTCGGGTAGTTCCAATCATCGTTGACGTTGTTGAATCTACGTCTGTTCTCACGCTCTTCACGTTCCTCACGCTCTCTTCTCCAATCGTCACGATAGTCAGGCATACGTTCACCCATACGCTCCTGCTTCATCTTTTTCAGACAAGACATAGCCTTGCTGCCAAAACCAAGCATAGACTCGATGTTTTCATACAAATCATCGAACTTATCTTCTGTAATCTCAATCATTACCATAGCTATAAGATATTAAAGTGAATAGATAGGTAGGAGATTACTTGCTCATGGTCTGCTGGAGCCATCCCATCATCTTGTCAATCTTGCCCTCAATGCCTGAAACCTTACCTTCCAGTTTGTTGATTTTCTCGGTCTGTTCCTTCTCCTTGGCTATCTGGGGGTTGAGTTGCTGTAGCATTCCCTCACAAGATTCTACTACCCTCTTGTTGTAATCTACGCTCTCCAGTATCGCCTTGGATTGTCTCAGCATGGCATCCACCTCGGCACTCATGGCATCCTTATTGTCGCTAACCACAAGGTTCTTGTCGTTGGCTATCTGTCCGTTTGCTGGCAGTTGCTTGAAATCCACTTCCTCGTCACCCAGCTTCACCTTCACATCAACCACAGTTTCCATAGGATGAGGTGTGAAGCCGTTATTGAAGGTAGGGTATTTCGTCTGAGGGTTGCTTACTGAAACCACCTGACCGACTCGCAAGTTCGGGTTTTCGCCCTTGTCGAGAACATAAAATAAGGAATTAGTTCTTAAACCTTGAAACATAATATAATCTCCTATTATCTATTCTTGTTAAACAATACCCGACATCATCTGTAGGGTGTTAGTATCTCTCTCAAACCAGAACTGATAAACACCAGTTCCCTGCACGTCTGCAACCGTCAATGGTGCGCCATTATACTTGGTCACAGCCTGAGTACTTCCGTTGGTCTCGAAAAGGATAGGCAGCGTACCAGTCGTTCCAGTCGGAATAGCCTGCATCAGGTTAACGAAAATCGTTCCTCTGTAGCTGGCATTCAGGAAGGCGTGGTTTTTGAACGAGAAAACAACATTGTTGGTGTTCACCACCACGCCCGTAGAAGCGATAGCTGCCGAACCATTACGATTCACCCATGTGTAAGGTCTTAACCATAACATAGCAGCCTCCTTTCTTTAACCCCAGAATCCTGCATTGTTAGCAGCATTCAAACCATACAAGCCTGCCTGATAAGCCACGCAGTTAGGAACCGCAGTAAATGGGCTATAAGGAGTGGTTACGGTCTCAGGCAACTTACACTTGATACCAGCCACCTCGTTCTGCAAGCCAGCCAATACCGCATTGATAGGAGCCACCGCCTGACCAACAATCTGAGAGGTCATAGCAGAAGACTTGAAGGTGCTATTCTCCTCACGGAGTGCATCAATCTTGTTCTGCATTTCACGCATTTCAGCTTGCTTCTGACCATCAACGATAGTCTGAGTACTCTCCTTGATAGCGTTGTGCAAGTCACAAGTCTGTCGCTGAGTCTCGTAAGCTACGTTAGAGAAACCACGCTCCTGACCAGTAGCCACATTGTTGATGGCATTCTGCAAGGTTCCAGTCTGCTGGCAGATAGCCAAGCGGTTCTCGCAGCAGCAGTTAGCAATCTGTTGAGCAATCTGCATATTACCCTGCTGCAAAGCATTGATAGTCTGCATACCGCTCATACCAACCTGATTACCTACATTCTGAACCTGAGAGGTCAAGGCAGAAATAGCACTCTGAATCTGACCTTCGGTGCAGTTCAACTGGGTAGCCAAATTGCTGAGTGCATTGCGGTTACCACCGATAGCATCCATCAGGAGACCACGACCATAGTCATTGTTAATCTCGTTGGCGAGACCACCACGACCATTATTGCCGAAACCTCCCCAGCCATTTCCACCCCAGCCCATGAGGAAGAAAAGGAAGATTACCCACATGAACCATCCACCTTCGCCACCGAAACCATTGTTACCCTTCATGGCAAGGAGGACATTTGGGTCAACACCCTGCTTCTGGAGCAGAGGCGCAAGAAGACCGAGCATCCCATTGTTAGATGTGGAGCCTTCATTTCCGAATACATACGTTTTACTTTCCATATTATCCTGAATCTTTTGTTAAACATAAAATGATACTCACTCTGTAACGTTACGGACACAAAGATACGAATAATATGGATAGGTATTGATAAACTCGTAAAAGGTTGTTTAAGTGTGTGAATAGCAGCGATTTATGATTACGGAAAAGGTCATAAGAATATAGGAGAGGCTATTTAGTTTCTCCTATATGTATCAGTTTTGTTATTCCTAAATAGTTATACCGTACTTCTTTGCTTGCTTACGGAAGAAAGCCTTCTTATTAGCAAAGAATCGGATAAGGGATTTATTCCATTTTTTCTCATGACCAAACTGGTCGTGGATGCCTTCTGGTATCTTGCCATCGTGAACATACTTCTCGAATGACGAGATAGATTTACCCATTTCGTGGGCACACCAACCCTTATTGGCTTGCGTATCATTCATCATGGCAGTAAGAAGTGCTACCAGTTCCAAGTCCCCTTCTGACAGACCACAAGGTATTGGTTTGCCTTCTTCTTGCGCTACTGCTGATTCATGCGCTTTATCAGCAAGAGCACGAAGTCCTGCCTCTATGATTTTGTAATTTACTAATTGCGACATACATATATAAAATTAAAATGAGTGTAATCAGGAAAATATCACAATAATACATATCTTTAGTGATAACAATAGAGCCGAACATGATGTGTATCACATTGACTCCTGCTATATACAAGAGAGGGATTCGCCATTCTACACACAATCTATGCAACACCTGCCCTTTCCAAAGGGAAATAGGGTAAAGGATATAAGTGATGAAATAGAAGAACCAGACAGGTTCCTCGTTCTCTTCATACCATAGTGTAATCTCAATATTGTTGTCATAGAATTGAGATACACCGTACCATCTGATAAGCATGACCAAGATTGGTGCATACTTAAAGTAAAGTAAACCTGTTGGCGGAATTAAAAAACCGCCTGAAAATTAGTATATTTTTATGGAGAAAAAAGTTGTGCATCTCGTTGATTTTTAGTAACTTTGTAGTG